GTGGCGGCGGTGACGACAAACTGTTTGAGCTTGCCGAGAGTGAGGCGGGTTTGCGGGTTGACGTCGTAGACGCCGGCCACGGTGAACGTATCGCCCAGGTTCAGGACGGTCGTGGTCGCGGTCCAGCCGTTGGTCACGAGCGAGGTTGCGCCCGAGGCCGTAGCGCCGTTGGTCAGCGGCGTACCGCCGTAAGTGCCGACGGTGTGCGTCTGCACGTTGGCGGTTTCGTACCACTTGAAGCCCACGCCGCGGCCGATCATGCCGTTTTCGTAGGAGTCGGAGACCACCTGCGTCGGGTTGAAAATGGTGCTCAACGCCGCCGAGGCCTCGACCTGCATGTCGGGCGACAGGATCAGCGTTTTGCTGTTGTCGTCCGGGCAGCCGGAGTTCACCATCTTGGCGCGCGCCTGGTTGTAAGTCTTGATGGCGGTCGGGATGGTCCCGGCCGTGCCGACGCTGTTCGCGGTGCCGCGATAGGCGATCTGCATGCAGTCCACTTCGATGTCGTTCACGAGCTGCGCCATGGCGGGCTTTAGCACGCGGTTTTTGACATCGTCGATGTTCAACGTCCATTCGGTCGACGGGAGGTCGATGTCGACGCCCTTCAGCGGACGGACGGTCACGGCGACGCTCGATTCCACGTAAGGCACGGCGCTATACGTGTCGCCCGAGCGGGATGTAAAACGCGCGGGCAGGCGGACGTTGATGGTGCTGCCCGATTTCATGCCCTTCTTCGCGAACAGGTACTCGTTGTCGCGGTTGACGTTGCGGAGCAGGACCAACTCGTTCTTCAGGATGCGAAGCGCTTCGTTGGTGTATACCTGCCACGGCTGGTAAGTGTTGGCCACGTTGGTTTTCCTCGCCGCTCAATGCGGCTCAGGCGTCTATCGCCGTAGCGATGCGCCGGGCTGTGCGTTGCGCCACCGTTCCCAGGCGTTGAAGTCGCTGGGATCCGGTTCGGAGCTCTCGGCCGCGGCCTTCACCGTTTTGGCCGGTGCGGGCGCTTTCGAGACGCGTGCTTTGGGTGCAGGAGTGGCTGTCTCAGCGGCGAGAGCGGCTTCGATTTTTCCGATTTCGCGCGCGGCGGCCACGGGCGAGAGCGCGGCGATGCGCTGCGCTTCTTCCGGGTGCTGCGCGAGATGGTAGGCAATGGCCGGGCCGTGGTCGGAGGTAATGATCGCCTCGTTCATCGCAGGGGAAACCTGGATGTCTTCGGCGGCCTGCAACACGTCGTTGTAGTCCGGAGTCTCGGACTTGAACGTGTTGACCTTCTCGTTCCACGCCTTTTTTTGTTCGGCCTGGCTCTGCGCGGCTTTCTGCGTAGCGGCTTCCGCCGCCCGTGCAGTTTCGCGCTGCTCCATCTTCCAATCGGTCAGCTTGTCCACAAATTCGGCATAGCTGTCGAAATCCGTCTCTTTGGGCCTGCCGGCGGGTTCGGCGGCGGCCGCGGGCTTCTCGGGCTTCTGCGTAGCGTTGCCGCCCTGCAGTTGGCGTTCGAGTGCATCCGCGCGCGCCTTTTCCGCGCCGATCTTCTGATTCAGCTTGTCGATGCGGCGCGCGAAACCGGATTTTTTGGCCGGCGTCACGTCCTCGTCGTCGTCGTGCTCCTGATCTGCTTCCGCTTCTGAGTTCGGGTCAGTTTTGGCGGCGTCGGCTTTGGCCGGCGCTTCCGCAGGTTTGTCGGGTACTGCTTCTTTCGGCGCGGCCTGCGCGTTAACCCACTTCTCGTATTCGGCGAAGTCGGAGGGCGGCTGGCTCGGGTCGAGTACTTCTTCCATTCGGATTACGCTCCTTGGGCGTGTGGCCGCGCGATGACGCCCGCGCGTAGGGCGAATGCGCCGCAAAGGGGCGCTGTACAGGAATCGGATCGGGGAAGGGGAAGCGTCAGCGCGGGTGCGCTAATTCAGGCAGGAACAGAGGGTGACGGTGCCGTTCTCGAAGCGGAACGAGGCGATCCAGTAGATCGCCTGTCCCGTTAGAACCATGGCGCGGAGGGCGAGCACGTTAATTCACGTCGTAGCCGCTAATACTCACGTCCTCGAACAGACTCGTGAGCAGGGCCGAAAACTCAAGCGTCATCGCCGTCGCAGCCGTTCCGGTCAGATTCAGCCCGCAGACCCGAAATGGAGCGACGCTCTGTCCGGTCGTGGCCGGAATCACCACGGTGTAGGACCAGATGATGGTGCCCGCTCCCGCTGCGCCATCGCGAAGGTTGATATTTAGCTTCGTGAGCGCCGGGGCCGTCGTTGCTCCAGCCGAAAAACTGATGCAATCCGCCACGTGACGCACGCCGGCGGCGCCAGCGGCCATTACCGCCGACGCCTGAATTTTTACGGCCGGCGTGCTCGTTACGTGCCAGCGCGGCCCCTTCTCTTGCAACCGCGCGCCGTTCGCGGTCGCGGCCGCCTGGCTCGCGGCACTGTTGAAGGTCTGAGACGAGTTACTTTGCGCCGCCAACGTTCCTGCCGCCAGCGCCGCAACCAGAAGCAGCCGCATTTTACTGATATCCGATCATGCCGCCGGTCACGCCAGTCGCGGAGGCGGTCCATTTGACGCCAAGGTTAAAGGCCACGCCATAAAGCGGCTGAATCACCTGCGAATTAGCCGGGATCGAGAACGTCAGCAGGTCGTTGATCGGAGTGGCCGTATTGTCCGTAATCGTCACGGTCAGCGCGGCCGCCGTCGTGTTGTTCAGGACGATAGCCACGACGCAGGTCGTAGCGGCCGACGTTGCCAGCGTGGCCGCCGTCGGAACAGCCCCCAGCTGAACGCTGGCAACCGTATTGCCGCATGCCGTCTTGGGAATCGTGTTGACGGTGCCGAGTACGTTCGATCCGGACGGCAGCGCGTTGGTGATTGCCGTTACGGCGGTCACGGTGCCCACGGTGCCGCTGTCCACCACCATATGCAGGTTGGTCCCGGTGGCCTGGGTTACGGCAGTTGTGGAAGTCGTGTCGAGAACGGCGTGGAGGTTCGTGCCGGTCGCCTGCGTAACGGCGGTGGTCGAGCCGGATTGCGTTGTGACCGAGCTTCCGCCGCCGCCCGACTGTTGCAGCTGGGCCAGAACGCCGCCGCCAACCAGCAGCGTTAACGTAATCAGGACGAGCCAAAGATTCGGTTTTTTCATAAAAGTTTCAGCAATACCGGCAAATCAAAATCACGCACGCCAGTAAGACAAAGCCGCCCAACGTGTCGATCAGCTGCAGCGCGGCGTGCTTGCGATCCGGCGGGTGAAAAATGTGCATCTACTGCCCCGCCCACCGGTAACCATCCGACAAGTCAATCGCGACGAGATAGCCCCAGACGCCCGCCGCAGAAGCTGACCACGTAATGCCGCCGGGCATGTATGTTCCAAGGCCGAGCGGCGCTACTTCGCTAATCAATCCGCCCTTGCCGAGCGAAATCGCCGGTACCAGCGCCCCAGGCGTGGGCGTTTGCTTGTCGTAGACCGATACAGTCGCCGGCCCCGATCCATCGTTCACGATGTGTAGCTGCACGATCCACGCATCGCCGACGACGATGTCGGTCGGTGACAGCGGAAGCTGCTGCCGCGAAATGCAGATATTTGGCGTAATCGGCGGCTGAAGCTGCGCTTTGCTCATGATTCTTTACGCCTCTGCCGGCTGCTGCTGCGCGGCCTGCTGCTGGGCCTGCTGCAGCCCGGCCTGGTGCGCCTGTTGCGCGGCCTGCAGCTGGGCTTCGTGCTGCTGCGAGGCCTGCTGCGCGTCAGCGGCGGCGCCCTGCTGGTCGATCTGCATGCCGGCGTCGTGCATCAGTTCGAGTTTGTGCTGGATCGCGGCGAGTTCGCCCTGCAACATCACCTGCGCGTTTTGGCCGTTCAGTTTGGCCTCGACCGTGATCAGCGCGACCTGCGCCTGCATCGCGGCGATGCGCTCTTTCGAGTCGATGTCCATTTTTTTGGACTGCAGCACGTCGGTCAGCTCGTGCACGCGCTGGACGAGCGCCTGGTTCATCTGCATGGCCTGCTGGCCCTGCTGCTGCAACTGCTGCAGTTGCGCCTGCGGGTCGTTCTTATCGCGGAACTGCGGCGGCGTCAGGCGTTCGGCGATCTGGTCGCCGATTGGCCCCATATCGAGCTGCTTGACGTAGAGATCGGCCCACAGCGGGATGCTCTGGGCATCGGCTTTCGCCAGGTCCACCAGACGGTCGCGCGTTTCCTCGCGGCGCGTCTCGTAGTTCGGCCCAACGCTCACGGCGACGTCGTAGCGGCCGGCGGCCAGGTCGTGCATCTTCGGGCGGCCGGTCTTCGGATCAACAAACATCTGGTTGATCAGCACCTGCTCGGACTCGTGGTCGGGCTTGATGATGTGCGCGGCGCGCGGCGCGTCGTAGATCTTGGTGATCAGGTCGAGCTCGATGCGGAAGCCGTGCCACAGGCTGCGCGTGAGGTTGTCCTGCAGATGGAAATTGCCGTTATCGCCCTCGGCCTGCAGCGCGTTGATCGCGCGGCCGGACAGGTCGCCCTTGTTGTTGCCGAGCGAGGGGTCGAAGATTCCGACAGTGGCTTTGATGTCGTCGGACGACTGGAGCGCGCCCATCGAGAGCGCTTCGATCGGCGGCTCGTAGGCGTTGCGCTGGGGCGGTGGCGCGAGCTGGCCGCCTACGGATTGCCCATCATATTCGAGGTAGGCGTGCGGCACGCGGTTCGCGCTGGCCCACTCGGAGGATTTGGTCTTGAACTGTCCGACCATGCCGATGAACGGCGCCTTGGGCGAGAGCCCCACAGCTTCGGCCTGCGCCGTTTTGTAGTAGTTGTAGAGCGCCTGGCTGTCGAGCGCGAAGCGCACCAGCGAGTACAGCTTGCGTTTGCCGTCGACGATGCGGCTCTTGCCGTACACCGGAACGATTGGTATCCACTTGCCGGCCCACTCGGCGGTTTCGAGGATCTCGGCGCCGTTGATGATGTACTGCTTGACCGTGCGGTCCTCGCAGATCCGTTCTTTTTCGACCGACTTGCCCTCGGGGTTGTCGTAGCCGGTGGTGCCGTCCGCGAACAGGTACATCGTACGGCGCTTCGACTCGACCACCCAATACTCGGCAATGCGGACGCCGTCGTTGCGAATCCAGTCGGCATAGCCCTTGCCGTCGCTATCGAAGAAGTCGGCCTCGACGGTCTTGCTGTCCTTGTAGCGGCGCTTAAACTCCTCGCGCGTCAGCGTCGATACGATGAACGCCCAGCGCATATCGGAGCGATCGGCCTCGATCGCGCCGGGGTCGAGGTAGACCGCGAACGGGTCCTCGACCATCGCGACTTTCAGCTCCTGATCGAAGCTCTCGTCGTCGACGTATTCGGTGAGGTAGCGCCAGTAGCCAAAACCGCAGCTCGCGGCGTACTCAAACGCGGTGTCTTTGGCGACGTCGGCGTGCGAAATATAGGCGACGTGCCGCAGCATGCCTTCGAGAATGTCGGCGGTGTCGGAATCCGCCCCGTCGCCGATCGGGCTGACCTTCGCGCCAGGTCGGGCTTTGCGCTGCTCGTTGACCACCTGGTCGACGAACTGCGGCAGCTTGTTGATGACGAGCGCGGGGCGGCCATTCTCCTCGCGTTCCTTCTTTTCCTGCGGGTTCCACTGCTGGCCGTCAAGGAATTCGAGGTCGCGCTTCGCCGCGGCGCGGATGTCGCGGTCCGCTTCCACGGCCAGCTGGAAGCGGTCGCGCGCCAGGGTAAGGATCGATTCGTCTTTCGCGGAGGCCACTACCCAAGGAATCGCCGCGGCGGCGGGCCCGTGACAGGCCTAGCTCATCCAGCCGCGGGGCTGGTAGGGCGCCGTGTGGGTAACGGTGGGCTCCGTGCAGGCCAGCGCCAAGCCCGAGACCACCAGGTAGCGTTTCGCGTCCATCAGGTGGTCCTTCTGCTTGACCACATTGCCCTTCTCGTCGCGACGATAGAGCCGATACTCTTCGAGCAGGTTCGTCAGAGTCGAGAAGATTTTAAGCTTGCCGGTCGAGAGCATCTGCCAGACCTGCAGCAACCCCGCGCTGACGCCGTTGTCGGCCAGCTGCAGGTTGAGCCCGAGGTCTTGATACATCTGAAACAGCTGCTGGCCGTCCGTTTGGCTGCGGCCGCGCGATGCGGGGTCGATTACGCCGGGAATCCACGCGCCGCGAGAACGAACGGCTTCCGCGTTAATCGAGGGTTCAGCCTGGCCCCGGTAATATTCCGAAAAGAGGAATGTAACCCCCGTATCAGGATCACGCGCACCCCAGACCGCCGCCGTACGGTTCCAACCCACGTCAAGCCCATATGCCCGCGGCCAGTGTTTCGGAATCTCAAACGGCGCGCAGACGATATCCGTTTCGGGAACCGGGTATATTGCCCCGGAGCCAAGTTGTGGAACGCCTTTTGACCGAGCATCGCGTTGGTAGGGCGGAATTGACGCCCAAAGCTCCTTCTTTGCATTCTCGTCCAAATGCGGAACGTCGTCCCAGCTCGCCATCACGATGGCCTTCGCGCCGGCTTCGGTCTCCTCGTCGCCGCCGAGCCGGCCGCCCGGCAAGAACTGCAGAATAACGTCGGTCAGGCCGTTGAGCGGCGTGAAGGTCAGCAGCACCAGGCCGTCGGTGGTCCGGAACGGCACCGCGATGTCGTAGCCGTTCTGGCTGTTCTGCCCGGCCTGGCTGGCGTCGGCGCCGCTGCCGGCGTTGTCCGGCTCCGGGCGGTTGCGCAGCAGCACGGTGTACTGGGTGAGGT